GACTTAAAAATGCCGCTGCTACAAAAAAGCTTGCAATCTTCGACGCCTTCGAGATATTAAACAGAATCCAAGAAGAAGAGAACCTGCTTGAAGGTCGAGAGACCGTAAAAGAAGAAAAGGTTTTCAAGGGTTTTGCTGAAGGAAGATCTAAGTAATGTACGAACAGACATTATTAAAAATAATAGAACCTATAAAGAAAACCACGCTTACCAGGCTCAATAGAGGTAAGAAGTGGAAATACGGTTATGATAAAGATCACGATATAGTGGTATTGTCTAGAAACGGTGTTATAGGTGAGATATATGATATACAGGGTTTTAAGATAGCTTTACCTAAAGCTCCAACTAACTTTAAGTCTAAGACTGACAAGTGGAGCAAGGAAGAGCCGCCTAAGGAGTTGTCCCGCATAAAGACCATATTCGACTGGAGAAACTACCCGGAAGAACAGAAAGCTAAGTGGCATGACTACATAGACGAGGAGTTTAGACGTAGAGAAGAAGGTCATTGGTTTATGAACAAAGGTAAGCCAACTTACTTGACTGGTAGTCACTACATGTATTTACAATGGAGCAAAATTGACGTTGGTGCACCAGACTTCAGAGAAGCCAATAGACTGTTCTTTATATTTTGGGAAGCCTGTAAAGCTGATAAAAGATGCTATGGAATGTGCTACCTTAAGAATCGTCGTTCGGGATTTTCTTTTATGAGTTCTGCCGAAACAGTTAACTTAGCCACTATATCGAGTGATAGTAGATATGGGATCTTGTCTAAGTCTGGTGCCGATGCGAAGAAAATGTTTACTGATAAAGTGGTACCTATATCAATTAATTACCCTTTCTTCTTTAAACCTATACAGGATGGTATGGATCGTCCAAAATCCGAGTTAGCTTACAGAGTTCCTGCGAGTAAATTTACTCGTAAGAAAATAGAGGTTAACGAAAAGCTTGAAGAGATAGTAGGTCTTGACACAACTATAGACTGGAAGAACACAGGTGACAACAGCTATGACGGTGAAAAGTTGAGCTTGTTAGTGCACGATGAGAGCGGTAAGTGGGAGAGGCCTGATAACATATTAAACAACTGGCGAGTAACAAAGACTTGCTTAAGACTTGGAAGCAGAATTGTAGGGAAATGCCTTATGGGATCTACTTCAAACGCTTTAGATAAAGGAGGTAGTAACTTTAAAAAACTATATAATGATTCAGACGTATCAAAGCGAAATCGTAATGGACAAACAAAGTCTGGGCTTTATTCTCTCTTTATCCCAATGGAATGGAACTATGAAGGATTTATTGACGAGTACGGACTTCCAGTCTTTGATAGTAGAGGTGATGATGAACGACTGGGACCAGACGGTGAATTAATAGACATTGGAGTTGTAGACTCCTGGGAGAATGAAGCTGAAGGATTAAAAGATGATCAAGACGCTTTAAACGAATTTTACCGTCAGTTCCCTAGAACTACGGAGCACGCTTTTAGAGATGAAAGCAAAAACAGTATCTTTAACCTAATGAAGATATATGAGCAGATAGACTACAACGAAGGTAGTAGACACGCCGCTCATACTACAACAGGTAGTTTTGGTTGGGTCAATGGAGTTAAAGATTCTAAGGTAGTATTTCACCCAGACCCAGGTGGGAGATTTAAAGTTAGCTGGGTTCCACCAGCGAACTTACAAAACAAACAGATAATAAAAAATGGTATTAAGTTTCCAGGTAACGAGCATATTGGAGCATTTGGATGTGATAGCTACGACATTAGTGGTACTGTCGATGGTCGCGGCTCGAAAGGTGCTTTACACGGATTAACAAAATTCTCTATGGAAGACGCGCCTTCAAGCACGTTCTTCTTAGAATACATAGCAAGACCACAAACAGCAGAAATGTTTTTTGAAGATGTATTAATGGCTTTGGTATTTTACGGAATGCCTTTACTTGCAGAGAACAACAAACCAAGATTACTATACTATTTACGCCGAAGAGGCTATAGAGGGTACAGCATGAATAGACCAGACAAAATTTGGAAAAAGTTGTCGGTTGCTGAAAAAGAAGTAGGCGGCATACCTAACTCAAGTGAAGACATTAAGCAAGCCCACGCTGCAGCGATAGAGATGTACATTAATGATCACGTTGGTCATATAGGTGATGGCAACTATGGCACGGTGTATTTTAACGAGTTGCTCAACGACTGGGCTAAGTTTGACATAAACAGAAGAACTAAGCACGATGCTTCTATAAGTTCTGGTTTAGCGATCATGGCTTGCAACAGGCATTTGTACGCGCCAAATGTGAAAATAGAAAGAACACCAATGAATTTTAATATAGCGAAATACGATAATAAAGGGTTTAACTCCCAGATAATAAAATAGCATGGCTGAGTCAGTATATGTAAATTTTCCTTCTCAAGCGGTTCCTGACCTAGAGAAAATGAGCTCAGAGTATGGGCTTAAAGTAGCGCGTGCAATTGAGCACGAGTGGTTTAAAGATTCTCACAATAATAGGTATAACACTACTCAAAATAAGTTTCATCAACTTCGGTTGTATGCCCGCGGAGAGCAGTCTATACAGAAGTATAAAGATGAGCTGTCTATAAATGGTGACTTATCTTATCTTAACTTAGACTGGAAACCAGTGCCTATTATACCAAAGTTTGTTGACATCGTGGTTAACGGCATGTCTGAAAGGATGTTTAACATAAAAGCTTATTCTCAAGATCAATATGGTGTAAGTAAAAGAACTGAATACATGGAGTCTGTCATGCGTGACATGAAGACCAAGCAGTTCAACGATCAAGCTCAGACCATGTTTAACATGGATCTTTACGAAAACAAAAAAGAAGATCTACCAGACACTCAAGAAGAGCTGGATCTACATATGCAGCTCAACTACAAGCAAGCTGTAGAAATAGCAGAAGAGCAAGCTATAAGCGTTTTACTAGATGGCTCAGGTTATGATTTAACTAGGCGTAGATTAATATACGATTTAACGGTACTTGGAATAGGATGTGTTAAAACTACATTCAATTGGAGCGAAGGTGCTAAGGTAGAATACGTAGATCCAACTAATATTGTATACTCATATACAGAGTCTCCTTATTTTGAAGATATATACTATATAGGTGAAGTAAAAACTATACCCATTAACGAACTTGCTAGAGAGTTTGATCAACTAACAGAATTAGATTTAGAAGAGATATATTCTAGAAGTAGCAAGCGTCATCTAGGAAGACGTGTTCAAGACACAGATAAAAACAAAGTTCAAGTTTTGTATTTTAATTACAAAACTCATATGAACGATGTGTACAAGATTAAGGAGACTAGTAGTGGCGGTATGAAGGCTATAGAAAAGCCGGATACTTTTAATCCACCTGAAGACAAAGAAGGTGGGTACTCTAGACTACAAAGATCTGTAGAGTGCATTTTTGAAGGCGCTATGATATTAGGCACTGACAAACTGCTCAAGTGGAACAAAGCAGAAAATATGATGCGTAGTAAGTCTGACTTTAATAAAGTTAAGATGAATTACTCACTTGTAGCGCCTCGTATGTATGAAGGTCGTATTGAATCTTTGGTTAGTAGAATTACTGGGTTTGCTGATATGATCCAGCTAACACATCTAAAGTTGCAGCAGGTTATGTCGCGCATGGTTCCTGACGGAGTATACCTTGACGCTGATGGACTTGCTGAAATAGATTTAGGCAACGGAACAAACTATAGCCCTCAAGAGGCGTTAAACATGTTCTTCCAAACTGGTAGTGTTATAGGTAGAAGCTTAACAGCGGATGGCGATCCTAATCCAGGTAAAGTACCTATTACTCAAATATCTAACGGCCAAGGCGCTGGAAACAAACTTCAAGCTTTAATAGGAAACTACAACTATTATCTACAGATGATAAGAGATGTAACTGGGTTAAACGAAGCTAGAGACGCAAGTACACCAGATGCTAAGTCTTTAGTTGGCATACAAAAGCTAGCCGCCGCTAATTCAAACGTGGCCACTAGGCATATACTGCTAGCTAGCTCTTTCTTGACCACTGAGGTTGCGGAAGCTTTATCATTAAGAATATCTGACATATTAGAGTACTCACCTACAGCAGACGCCTTTGTTCAGGCTATAGGCTCACACAACGTAGCAACATTAAAGGAGATGTCTGAGTTACATTTATACGACTTTGGTATATTCCTAGAGTTAGAGCCAGATGAAGAGGAAAAGCAAATGCTTGAGAACAACATACAGACTGCTTTGGCTCAGCAGCTTATTGATCTTGATGACGCTATAGATATTAGAGAGATAAGGAATTTAAAATTAGCTAATCAACTATTAAAAATAAAACGCAAGAAGAAGCAAGAGCGTGATCAAAAAATCCAACAAGAAAACGCGAAAGCCCAGGCAGACGCGAATGCACAGGCTCAACAAGCCATTGCTCAAGCTGAGATGCAAAAAAATCAGGCAAAAGCTCAAGCGGACATCCAATTAGAGTCCGTTAGAAACGAAGGCAGAACAAAACACTTGCAGGAAGAAGTTAGATTAAAGAAAGAGTTAATGCAATTCGAGTTTGATCTTAACGAGTCTCTACGTAACCAAGAGCGTCAATCAACAGAGAAGCTAGAAACGATGAAGGAGGCTGGAAAAGATAAGCGAGAAAATATTAAACAAGCGCCTAAAAAGTTTGAGTCTTCAGGTAATGATATACTAGGAGGCGGAATGGGTTTAGATAAGTTCAACCCACAAATTGGTAATTAATTATATAATATATTATGGAAGAAGTAAAAAATGAAGAGGTAACTGAAGAGGTTATCCAAGAAGAACCTCAAGTAGAGGTCGTAGAAGAGCAAGCCACAGAGCTTGATCTAGAAAAGTTTGAAAGCAAGGACAACCCAGATATACTTAAAGTAGACTTGAGTAAGCCTCCTGTTGTAGATACTGAGCCAGAAGTTGCTGAAGAACCTGTGGTAAACGAAAACCAAACAGATCTTGAAGAAGTTATTGCAGAAGTTGAACAAGAAGAAAACACAGACACTGAGGTACCAACCCTTGAGGAAGTTACCGATGAGGAAACTGTTACCGAAGAAGAAGTAATAGAAGCTCTTGACGCTAACGAAGAATCAGGTAAAGAAATACCAGAAAACATCCAGAAGTTACTAAACTTTATGGATGAAACAGGTGGAGATCTAGAGGACTACGTAAACCTTAACCGCAACGTCGAGGATTTAGATAATCAAGATGCTTTGCGAGAATACTACAAAAGAACTAAACCTCATCTAAACTCGGAAGAAGTAGACTTTTTGCTAGAAGATACCTTCTCATTTGACGAGGATGTAGATGATGAAAGAGATATTAAACGTAAAAAATTGGCCCTCAAAGAGCAAGTTGCCGAGGCCAAGACCTACTTAGACGGGCAAAAGTCTAAATACTACGAAGATATTAAAGCTGGAAGCAAGCTCACTCAAGAGCAGCAGAAAGCAATTGATTTCTTCAACCGATACAATAAAGAGTCAGAGCAGACGCAAAAAATAGCTCAACAACAGAAGTCTAGATTTAACAAGAAGACCGAGCAGGTTTTCAATAACGAGTTCAAAGGTTTTGAATATAACGTTGGAGATAAAAAATATAGATATAATGTTAAGGACGCGGGCCAAGTAAAGGAAACACAGAGCGACATAAACAACTTTGTCAAAAAGTTTTTGAACGAAGATAACACTATGTCAGATGCTAAAGGTTACCATAAAAGCTTGTACACAGCTATGAATGCAGACGCAGTTGCTCAACACTTTTACGAACAAGGCAAGGCTGACGCTTTAAAAAATAGCGTCGCT